GATCAGGTATCACAGTTGTTATAAATGCGGGCATAATTTCAAATCTGTTGAGGTAGATGATGAAAAATGACTTTTTACTACTCCGTAGTAACGACCCCATTGCAAAAGTATGAGAATTACATATTATTGAAATAGAACAATTTCTGCGAGACGGCTGATCACCGTTTTCGCGCCCAATAGCAATAAAAAGCTCGTTCTGGTGCACCAGCCGGAACGGGCTTTTTTATTGGGTTCAAGAGGAGGATGCATGGCCGCACCTACAAAACAGGAAATGCTCGAAAACGTCGAGACCGCAATCAATGCCCGCATCAGCGGGGGCGCGGTTCAGTCGTATTCGATCGGCGGCCGCAATCTTCAATATATTCCGCTTCAGGATCTCTACAAGTTACGCGATCAACTCAGGCGCGAGATCGCCGGTTCAGGCGGGACAACCACATATGTTTCATTCGGGAGTCCGTCATGAAAATACCGTTGACGGAAAAACTATCCGATAGCCTCGACGGCCTTATTTCCTTTTTCTCTCCCCGCGCAGGCCTTAAGCGGCGCATGTACCGCGAGGCCATCAAAGTCACCAGATCATTCAGTTCTTATAGAGGCGCGTCGCGTGATCGTCTTCGTTCATCGTGGATTCCGGGCGGAGGATCCGCGGACGCGGATCTTCTTCCGGAATTGAAAGACTTGCGCGAGAGAAGCCGCGACTTAAACCGTAATGACGCGCATGCCTCCGGCATTACTTCGACCATGACCGTCAATGTGGTTGGTTCGGGGATACGTCCGCAGTCGCGTGTCGACAGGGACGAACTCGGACTTGGCGAAGATGAGGCGGCGAAGTTTCAGAAAGATGCGGAGCGTGTCTGGAAAAGATGGATCCCTTATGCGGACGCGGGCAGGCGCATGGACTTTTACGAGATTCAACAGCTTGTCGACCGCCAGATTCTTGAAAACGGCGAGGCATTAATCGTTCCGATGATGATTGATGATCCTTCGCGCCCTTACAGGACGGCTTTACAGGTGATCGAATCAGACCGGCTCGATACGCCTTCGGATAAACGGGGAGACAAATCGATTCGCGCGGGCGTGCGCATAGGCGAAAAAGGAGAGGCGGTTTCGTATTTCATCCAGAAAACTCATCCCGGCGAATCGCGCATTGCCAAAAGCGGCGATAAAGAATTCATGGAGATTCCGGCGTTCAATGAATACGGCAGGCGCAATGTCTTCCACCTCTACTACGTTTTGCGTTCGGGACAGACGCGCGGGGTGCCGTTCTTTGCGCCGGTTTTATCTTATTTCAAAGATCTCGGGGAATACGCGGAAGCCGAACTCGTGGCCGCGAGGATCGCCGCGTGTTTCTCGCTTTTTATAACCTCGGAAGCGTCTATGGACGTTTCAGCGGGCGGTGCTTATGAAAGAAATCCTTCAGGTCAGTTTATTGAGAGTCTTGAGCCGGGCATGATCAAGCACTTGATGCCGGGCGAAAGCATCACGTCGTTTAATCCACAGCGGCCGGGATCGAGTTTCGAGCCGTTCGTTGACCGCATCCTGAAGGCAATTTCTGCGGCATTGGGACTTCCGTATGAACTCGTGGCCAAGGATTTCTCGAAAACAAATTATTCCAGCGCGCGGGCGGCTCTTTTGGAAGCGCGGCGTTATTTCCGAATGCGTCAGGAATGGCTGGCTCAGAAATTCTGCCAGCCGGTCTGGGATATGTTGTTGGAAGAGGCGTACTTAAAAGGCGACATCTCGGCTGAGACTTTTTACGAAAAAAGACAGCGGTGGGCCGGAGCTTCATGGATCGCGCCGGGTTGGGAATGGGTGGATCCGCTTAAAGAGGCACAGGCCGCGGAGGTGGGTTTGCGAAACGGCATCGTGACCTATTCCGATCTTTATGCGCAGGACGGCAAGGATTGGGAAGAGTGTTTCGAACAGCGCAAGCGCGAGCAGGAGAAGATGAAGAAGCTTGGACTTGAGGTGCAGGATGAAAATAAAGCAAAAGAAAAGCAGAAAAACACCGGTGAAGAAGGCGAAGAGGATTCTGGCGGGAGCAAAAAGCCAAATGGCAATGCCGATTGAGGTCGACGTTTCCTTTACCGATGTGAAAGAGGTGCGAGATGGCGAATAAAGATATTTATTTCAGAGCGGACGTCGTCAGAAGCGGCGATGTGCGCGTTAACCGCAAGGAAGAGGTTATCGAGGGGTTTGCAGTCGTGACCAAAGGGGTCACGCATGACGAAAGGGGTGAGTTTGATGACATAGCGCTGGATTCGGTGGTTGAGATGGGCAACAAGGTTAAAGCCGGGGTCAAATCGAGGTTCGGTCATCCGAATATGTCGAGTACCGCGCTCGGTACGTTCTTGGGAAGGGCGAAAAATTTCAGGAGGAACGGCGATATTGTCCGCGCGGACCTGCATATCGATAAGACCGCGCATGAAACGCCGGACGGCGACTTGGCCGGGTATGTCATGAACCTTGCCGAGAGTGACCCGCAGGCGTTCGGGTCTTCGATGGTTATCCACTGGGATGAAGAATTTCGCGAGGAAAAAACAAAGGAAGGCGAAGATTTGCCGCCTTTTATCCGCGTGAAGAAGTTTTTGTCCGTGGATATCGTTGATGATCCCGCGGCGAATAACGGTCTTTTCGGGATGCCGTTCTTCTCGGAAAGCGTCCGGCCGTCCGCGGAGATGACGGCTTTTTTAGATAGATTCCTGAACCAGCCGGAATCGGTTGAAAAGGTGATCGCGTTCTTGGAAAGGTACGGGATTAACAAAAAGAAGGAGGAAAAGAAAATGCCAGATGAAATCACGATGGAAAAGCTTAAGGCGGAACATTCCGGCCTTTACGACTCCATTCACGCGCTCGGGGTCGAAGAGGGTGTCAGAAAAGAGCGCGAACGGGCGGTTTCTATTTTGAAGAAATCGAAGGTGTTCAAGGACATGTCCGACATCGCGGTCGAAGCGGTGGAGAACGGCGCAACGTTCGAAAACGCGGTCATCAAGTTTCAGGAGAAACAACTTGATGGTCTGCAGAAAGCGTCGGTGCCGCCATTAGGGCCTGATGCGGAGGAAGAACCGGCAAAGAAGCAGACAACGCATCTTGAGCGCGCGCGGCAGTATCAGAAAGAGCACGGGTGCAGTACGACAGACGCGCTTAAGGCGACAGCGGACAAAAGAAAATAACCAAAAGGAGGTAGTGCAATGTCTCAATTCAATATCGGATCAAAAGCATTTGTGGCAGGAGAGGAACTGGAAGCTTACCGCAGGGTCAAGCTGAGTACGGGAAGCGGATCGCAGGTGGAATATGCCGATGCGGGCGAGGCTTGTATCGGGATCACCGCGGCCAAGGCCGCTGTGGGCGAGCATGTCAGCGTTGATTTAAAGAGTTCCGGCAGGACGTTCAAGATGGTCGCGGCCGGGGCGATCAGCGCCGGAGGCAGTGTGTACGGAGCCAATGACGGGAAGATCAGCGCAACCGTGAGCGGTTCTATTATCGGCAAGGCGCTGGAAGCATCAACAAGCGACGGCGAAGTTATCGAAGGGCTGTTTGCCTAATAAAAGGAGGAATGAAACATGCCAGACTATCAGGGAACAAGAGCAGTACCGAGACTCGAGTTAGGGGAAGCGGCGCTGGAGTTTATCCAGTCGCAGGATGAATTTATAGGCACGAGAGTTCTGCCTATTTTTCAAACCAAAAAGAAAGCGAGCATCTTTCCGGCGATCACCCGGGAGAGCATCACGCGCGAAGCGGATACCAAGCGTGCGCCTCGCGGCAACTACAACCGGGACACCTTTCAGGCGAAAGACCGGCAGTACAACTGCGAAGAGCACGGCTTGGAAGGGCCTCTCGACGATTCCGAACGGGAAATGTATGCCACGGATTTCGATGCCGAGCTTACGACCGTTCAGATCGTAACGCGCAGGGTTCTGCAGGCGCAGGAAAAAAGGATCGCGTCGAAGGTTTTCGATACCGCGGTTTTTACGGGATCGAAACTTTTCACCGACTTCTCGACCGCGCCGTGGGACAACACCTCAAGCGATGTTATCGCGCAGGTGCGCGAAGCCCGCGAAAAGGTGAGGCAGAACTGCGGCATGGAACCGGGGACGCTCATTATGAGCAAGGCGAACATCGACCGGCTTCTCGGCAACGAGAAGATCAAGGCCGCGATCCAGTATGTCGCAAGGCTGACGGAAGCGGAGATCCTCAACGCCATGGCGGACATTCTCGGCGTGAAGAGGATCCTTGTCGGCAAGGCGATCTACAACACCGCGAAAGAAGGCAAGTCGTTTCAGGGGGCGGATATCTGGAGCGACGACTTTGCCATGGTGGCGGTGATCGGCGAGGGGCAGAGATTGTCCGATCCGACAGTGGGAAGGACGTTCCTTTGGACTGCGGACAGCCCGGAGAACGCTACGGTCGAGCAGTACCGCGATGATGCGGCCAGAAGCGACATCTTCCGCGTGCGCCAGCATGTGGACGAGATGATCGTCGATCCGTATTTCGCGCATCTGATGAAAGTCGACGCTTAAAAGCAAAGGATGCCCGGGGGCGTAACAGCTCCCGGGCCCCTTTGGGGAGCAGGTTCATGAGTTTGAAAGAACAAATGCCGAAGGATGCTGTCGGTAGTTTCTTAAACATGGGCGAGTTTGCCGAGGAGATCACATACACGACCGGTGCAGGCGTATCGAAGGTGATACCGGCTGTGGTTGTGCGGTATGAACTTACACCGGCAGAAGAAAACATCAACCGCTCGCTCAAGAAGCAGGCTGAGGTTTATATCGCCAATGATGAAACGAACGGCATAACGGCAGTAAGCAAAGCAGATGACCGCATCACGCTTAAAGACTCGGAAGGATTCGACCGTGAGGCTCGTATCAACGACGTCATCAGCCGTGATGAGGGGATGTGGCATTTGCTGGTGGGGTGGTAGGTATGGTGCAGTTAACCACAGAGATTGATACGAGGGCGCTGGACAGGGCGATCAAGATCGCGCCCCGCGTCCTTAAATTCGAGCTGGCGGACGGGCTGGATCGTATCGGCAAAGGGTTTCTGAAACGGTTCAGACAACAACAGCTTCAGGGCCCTCCGGGCGTGCGCGGCGCGTCCGGACACGGCCTTTTTGGCACGTTCAAGCGGGTGTTTTTGGTGTCGCCCGAGATCGAAGGCATGGGCATCGAGGTTTTCTCGGAATCAAAGATCGCCAAACTGCACGAGACCGGCGGCACAGTCAGGGATCCCGGAGGCAAGCGGTTGGCGGTACCGTTATCAGCGAGGACGGAGATGTTCACACCGTCAGGAAAATTGAGGGCGAGGTATAAGAAACCCAAGGAGCTGAAGAACGTCAGGGCTTTGCGCTGGAAGGGCGAGACGTTTCTGGCCCGGGTGACGAAACGCGCCCAGAAGATCTTGCCGCTTTACGTTCTTAAGCGGTCAGTCCGTATTAAACCGAGGCTGGGGTTTTACCGGACATGGGACGGCCTCGTGAATTACCGGATTGATATTTTGAATAAATCGATCGAAAAGGCGTTGAGGAAAATTTGATGGAAACGGTCAGAGAGCGGATATTGCAGAACATTAAAACGGTACTTGAAAGCGTGACAATCGCCAACGGGTACAACTTCGATTTTACGCCTGCCACAGTCCAGCGCTGGTCGATGCACGGCAACAGAATGGTCGACATGCCCATGGTGGTGATCAGCCCGGGCGATGAAGATGAATCGAGTATGCCGAATCCGTTCGAAGAATGTCTTTTAACTTTGTATCTGGACATATTTTTCGTGAATGACGAGAACGACCCGGTGCCGACCGATACGTATTTGAACAGACTGCAGGGCGATATCAAGAAGGCGGTTTTGCAGGACCCTACGCGCGGCGGAGAGGCGGTCGATACGGATGTTCTGGGAACGACGCCGTTTGAGACGACCGAAGCACAGCCGTACGCGGGGATCATCATGGAGGTTCGCGTCCGGTATCGTCATTTGCGGACGGATCCGACAGCAAAGAACTAAAAGGAGGAATTGCAATGTCAATGCTCATAAGAAAACGCCAGCTTGCGGCAAAAATTGAGGCGGTCGAAGGTTCTGCGGAAACACTTCTGGCGGCCGACGCAGGCATTCTGGTGAATTTTTCACCGAAGGCAAGTTACGATCCGCAGATGTATCAGCGCGACCCTGTGCGCGCGTCTTTGACCAAGATGGGGAAGCTGGCAGGGAAACGTTCGGCCGGGATTGATTTCAGCATCGAGCTGAAAGGATCCGGCTCAATAACGGTTGAACCGGAGTGGATGAGGCTGGTCAAAGCCTGCGGGTTCCAGTCGAACGCGCTCAAGAAAATATCGATCGGCGCGATCACCGGCGGGCCTTACCGGCATGGAGAGGTGATTACGGGGGATACATCCGGTGCGGTCGGCCGGGTGGTTATCAAGACCGAAAACGGAACGGCAACGCTTTACTATGTCGCTCTTACCGGAGTTTTTGAGACGGGTGATCACATTACCGGTACGGATTCCGGTGCGGTGTCAACCGCTTCTTCTGATCCGGCAAGCGCGGGCTTTGAAATAAAGCCGGTTAGCAGTTCCGTGGTTTCTTTGACCATGGGGCTTTATGAGGACGGTGTGGCAAAGCTTCTTAAAGGTTGCCGCGGGACGGTCAAGTTCAACTTCAAGATCGGCGAACCGGCCACGCTCGATTTCAGTTTTAAGGGCGTTGAGCATGGGGTTACGGATACACCGATGTTCTCGGGTGTGAGTTTCGACAATACCGTGCCGCCGGTACTTTTAAATGCGGTCATGTCCTGCGACGGCGTGTCGCTCAACGTCGGCGAGATGGAGATTGATGTGTCGAACACGCTGGCCTCAAAGGACAAAATTGACGACGCCAAAGGCATTCTGTCCTACATGATCACCGGCCGGGATATGCAGGGGTCGTTTAATCCGGAAATGGTGCCGGTTGCTTCGCATGATTTCTTCTCCAAGTGGTTCGGCAATACACCCATGGTTCTTGATCTGGCGTATGGAGACGCGGAAGGCAACAAGTTCCGGTTCTACGCTCCGGGCATTGTTTACAACAAGGTGGACGACGGCGACCGCGACGGCATTCAGCTGGCGCAAACGTCGTTTGATCTGACCGGTTCGATGGAGCCGGGTGATGATGAACTAGCATTATTACTTTTATAAACAGGAGGTGGTTCATGCTTACGGGAATTGATGTTAATGCTACGCGCGAATATGTATCTAAACTCGATCCGGACAAAGAAAATCCGAGCGTGTTTCATATCGGTCTTCTGGACCCGGTCTTGCGGGCCGAGGTCGACGATGAAAGCAGTACGTATGAGATGAGCTCGACCAACCCTAACGACAAGGCCAAGGTCAGGCTTAACTGGAACAAACGGCAGATCACGGCGATCAAGTTCGGGCTTAAGGGCCTGACGAATTTTCTGGATCCCGAGACTAAAAAGCCGATCGAGCTTAAGTTCGAGACGATTCATTACGCGGGCAAGATGAGAAACGTCGTTCCGGACAGGATCATTGCCATGTTCCCGAACGAATTGCGGCAGGAGCTGGCCGAGGTCATCTTGAACGAATCGAAACTGTCGGAGGGCGAGCAAAAAAACTGATCGTGGCGGTTCATTTGGGCGGCCTCACCGTGAACTGCCAAGGCTGTTTAAGCGGGAGAAAGATACGATGTGAGTATGACGTGCCCGGGCAGGAAGTCTGGGAGCTTAACGGAACGCAGTACCGGGGATGCCCTTTTAAGATCGTCACGCGTCAGTCGGCGAGCTTTATAAGGGCATTTCAGTTTTACAGGCAGGGATATCTGCCGAACGCGGGCGGCTGGATCGATCAGTCGGCCAAAATGCTCGATGCCTTTGAAGTGATCGAAAAGGAACTGCAGGCAATCGAGCAGGAGACGCGGAAAAGAAGGGAAAGGTTCAAGCGATGACGAATAAAGAACTTTCGATCATATTGCGACTGCGGGATGAGGCGACCAAACGGCTTGAAGGCGTGCGCGGAAACCTGCAGAGATTCGCCAATTCGTGGAAGCAGAACTGGCTGGCGATCACCGCGGCCATTACGGCCAGCATCATGGCGCTTCGCAAGGCGTGGGATCTCATGGAAATGGGTGCCAAGGCCCAGCAGGTCGAGCAGAGTTTCAGCCGCATGGCCGAGAGTGTCGGCATAGACGCGCAAAAAATGCGGCAGGCAATCATGGAGGCTTCCAAGGAGACAGTCAATTTCTCCAACGTCGCGGATAAGGTTTCGGCTCTCATGGCGCAGGGCCTGAGTATGGATCAGGTTACGGCGCTCATGAAACAGGCGCGGGCCGAGGCGCGGATATTCGGCACTACGACCGAAGAAGCGTTTGCGAACATTTCAAGCGCGGTCACAGGCGGTCTGGTTACCACCTTGAGGCGGTCGTACGGCCTTCAATTATCGCTTAAAGACGCGGCAGAACAATACGCCAAGGCGACGGGCAAGACCGTTGAGGAAGTTCAGAAATATTACATGGCGCAGGCTCTGGCCAATCACATCCTCGCACAGAGCAAATCGCACCTTGAAGCGGTGAATCTTGAAATGATGACCAGTTACGAAAAGGTGCAGATGCTCAAATCCCAATGGAATGATTTTATGGAAAAGGCAGGGCAGGCGCTCTGGCAGGTGCTCGGATTTCTGCAGGGTTTTGCCAATCATCTGGTGGCGGGTGTTTTTACGATCCTTGAGTACGGCGCGGGCGCGGTTAAAGGGTTTATTCAGGGTATAACCAATGCCTTAAACGGGCTCTTGGGTTTCGCGGTCGACTTCTTTCAGGCACTCATGGTTCCGCTTATCAAGTTCTATGACCTTTTGGGAAAACTTCCCGGCAGTGTCGGAGAAACATACCGGCAGGCGTCCGCGGAGGTAGAGAAGTTTTCGCAGTCGCTGGAAGAGAACAAGATTCAATTCAACGTTGAGGGCCTTACTCAAGGCCTTGAGGAGGCACGTACGGCGTTCAATCTGGCCGCGCAGGAAAGCGCGCGGGACGCGATGAAACAGTACGACCTTGTGTTTGCCAAGGTCAAAGATACCGGTGACAAGACAGCGGAAATATTGAAGAACGTGGCCAAGGATGTGGGAAAGAGCGCGGAAGCGGCCGCTCAGCAGTTTAACGTCATGGAAGAGTTTGCCAAGCAGTCGGCGCATAACATGCAGAACGCGTTTTCGCAGTTTTTCTTCAAGGCGTTTACGGGCGAGCTTCGCAGTGTCAAAGAGGTGTTCGCTGATTTCGGCAGGGCGGTTCTGCAGATGATCTCAAACATATTGGCGAAACTGTTGCTCATAAAGATATTTACCGCGATGGCAGGTGCTGGCGGCACGATCTTCGGCGTGCCGGTGGCAAGTTTGTTTCATCAGGGCGGAACGGTACAGAGGCGCAACCGGGCGTTTATCCGGGCGCACTCGGGCCTTGCGCCGGATGAGGTGCCGATCATCGCGCAAACGGGCGAAGGCGTGCTTTCCCGCAGGGGAATGCAGGCGTTGGGCGGTTCGGATAATCTTCGTGCGCTTAACCGCGGGGAATCCATGCGCGGAGAAGGCGTGACGATCAACGTCAATCAGGTGATTCAGGCGTGGGATGCGCAGGATGTTTGGCGTAACCGCAAGATGCTTTCCAATGCTATTGCCGATGACATTTACAACAACGGGAAGATCCGTTCGGTGATCAGGAGTTACGCATGAGCGATTTTAGCTATTTACCGGATTTTGTTTTCGAAGAGACGCTGGAATACAAGACGCTTATTTCGGAGTTCGAGAGCGGCGTTGAACAGCGCAGGCGCAAGTGGGCGGCACCGCTACACAAATGGCGGCTCAGGTTCTCCAGCCGGTCAAAGGCGGATATGGAGATGGTGCGGAATTTCTTTTCCACAAAATACGGCTCATTTATGGCGTTCACATGGACGAATCCCAACGATGCCGTGGAGTATACGGTTCGGTTTGCCGAGGACAGTTTTAAATTCACGATGAAGGCGTACGAGGTGTACGACTTCGAATTTGATTTTATAGAGGTGAAGTAATGCCGAGAGACGTCAGCTCCTCATTTATTAACGAGAAATCCAAGCAGGAGAACGCGCCCATCTTTTTATACGTCCTCGAAAAGTATGATTCCATTAATGACTTGAGGATCGCGGGGTTCGATCAGGACGTAACGTATCAGGGAGAGGTCTATTCGAAGTTCCCGGTCACGCATGAGTTTATAGGCGAAAACAATCAGGGGCAGATCGATCAAGTCAAGGTGAGGCTTGCGAACGTATCGCGGTTTGTTCAGCTCTATTTGGAGCAGTTTGATCTGCGCGGGAAGAAGGTCACGATCCGCATGGTCTGGGCTGACCAGCTGGCGGATCCGGACGCGCACATGGACGATGTTTTTTACATCGACAACTACTCGGCTGATCAGAAGAACGTGGAGTTTACCTTGACCGGAAAGTTCGATGTTTTGGGGGTTGATCTGCCCGCGCGCCGGTACGCGCGTAATTACTGCGCGTGGAAGTTCAAGTCGTCCGAATGCGGGTATATCGGAGGAGAGGTTTCATGCAACAAAACCAAACAGCGGTGCAAGGTGCTGGAGAATTATCACCGGTTCGGGGCGTTTCCGTCCGTGCCGACGCGCAGAATCTACGTGATGTAGAAAAGGCGATCATCGGCAAGTATCTCGGGATACCGTATCGCCACCGGGGCCGGACGATGGATGGGCTGGATTGCTGGGGTTTTCTAAAACTCGTCTATGCGGATATCGG